CTCCCGAAATTTCCACTAAAATATATTAGCAGGAACTGTGGATAGTAGTTCTTTTCGGGGATCAGCCTAGCTAATTTATCTAACATTAATCTTGAATTATAACATAAGATTTGTTACAACGCAAGACTAATGTTAGATGCCTCCGAAGAGGCAATCTAATTATCTAATGATTAGTTAGAAGTTGTCAATTGAACAACAGCTTGAGGTCTACGGATTAGGTTCAAGAAGTTTGCTTCAGATTGAATTTGGATTTCGCTATCCTTGGGGTCTTTGTAGGTAAAGACATAGGCTTGCTCACCAATTGTGTTAACATGGCTGAACTTGTTAGCAGGGCTAAAATAGGTCTTGAACATGTCAGCAGTACCTTGTGGTAGCATGTAAGCTTCACCAGCAGGGATTAGAGCAGTACCGTTGTAAGAACCACGGTATTCGATGTACTCAACACCACCGTGTACGAAACGGCGATATACACCGGAACCTAGACGGTTACGTAGTGGCTCTTGAGTGCTAGAGTAATACTTGTAAGCTTCTTTAACAGTAGCGTGATTGATCAACTTGCCGAAGAAAGCAGGTGAGCAAAGTACGATGATGTTGCTAACGACTTCACCGCTTTGGATGGTGTCTTGAATGTGAGCAATACCTTCTTCTGACTTAGCGTTTAGGTCAGTAGTAGTAGTACCTAGTACGAAGTCGATTGACTTACGTGTGATACCAAAGTCTGTGTAGAAGTTACCAGATACAGTGCCGTTAGGAGCGTAGATAGCACCAGCAGTAATTGCGAAGGCACGAGCAGCTTCTAGAGTTACTGAGTGGTTCATACGGATACGCTCTAGCTTACGAGCGATAACAGCAGCTTCAGTTTCGGCTTGATCAGCGGAACCGTAAGCACGTTTACCTTGGACATCTTCTGGCTTAACAGCGTCATCCATTGGGAAGTGCGGGATAGGGAATGAACGTAGAGCACGAGTATCGCTCTTAGCTACGTTATTGCGCTCACCACGGACCTTATCGGTAACTAGACCGAGAGTACCTTCGCTGGATTCAACGGTAACGCTGTGTTGAGCTACGCCTTCTTCACCGAATAGACCTAATTCATTGATCAAGCCCCACTTATTAGGAACTAAGAGTAGTTCTTCTGTGTAATCGACTAGTTCAAATGGTTTTTCAAAACTACGAGTTTGCATTATAATTTCCTTATTTTATTGTTCGGTAATTTAGATATTAGACTGCATCGTTGCAGAGAATACCTTTGGCTTCTAGAGCAGCGTATACATCAGCAGCAACTAGGTCGCCTACGAATAGACCATCTTTAGATACGATAGCTGGACCACGTACTAGAGCTAATACGTTAGCGCCAGTACCTGTTTTTTCTTCCATAGCTACACCTAGAACTACATCTTCGGCATCAGCAATAACAGTACCGGGAACGAATGTACCAGTAGCAGTTAGAACGGCACGGCAGTAGCCAGATTCAGGGAAGAGTTCTTGTTTGACAACGTTAGAAAGACGTTTTGCTTCTGTTGCGATTAGTGGCATTTTAATTTCCTTTTATATTACTTAGTTACTTGCTTGGCTTTAAGTAATTTTGCCACAGCAGATTCTTTAACAGCAGGTTCTTCTTGAGTAGAAGCACCCTTTTCTACGAACATCTCAGATGCATCTACAGTTGCTACCATAGATTGCATAGCATCTAGGAAGGCAGTAAAATCATCTTCGGATTCTAGTGATAGAGCAGCCTTAGCGATTGCTTCTACCTTGCTTTCGTCTTTCACGATAGCTTTAACTTTTTCAGTTTTTGCTTTATTGATAGCTTCTTTTTGAGCAGCTTCAAATGCAGCGATTGTTTCGAGAGCTTTTTGTAGTTGTACCTTTTGCTCGTCTAGAGCTTTTTGCACAAGTTCAAACTGAGCTTTCTCAACGGTTTCGACTTTTACTTCGTCTTCCATCTTAGATTTCTCCAATTCTTCTTTGTTAACAGAGGTAGACACCCCTTCAATATTCTCAACGCCAGCGTTTGTTGAGGTATCATTACCGTCTGCAAGAGCAGCAGGTTCAGATTCTTGTGTTAGAGACTTTTGTACTTTACTAAGAGTACCCGCTTTGTGACCAACCATTGTATCAGTAGGTTCACCATCTCTGTATAACTTAATCATAACGGCAGGATTTTGTTCAGTGCCATTCAAAGTAAATTCTGTGTCGGGAACTTGCATTTTACCATCAGTTACGATCTTGGTAACTTTGCCTGTTGCCTTACCGCCGCTGGAATTCCATGCTACAATGTCACCAACTTTAGGCTTATATGCTTTTTCTAGTTCTTCAAATGCTTTTTCAATCAGAGCTTGATCATTGAGCATTGCAAGGTATTCTGTTTCATCTAACTCAGACAGAACTTCAGAAAGAGCTTCTGCATCATTAGCAGATTTTAAAACTTCAAAAGCTTCTAACTTAGATTGAATGTAATCTTCGTAGTAATCTTTAGGTGCTTCGACTTCCTGTACTTCTGGCTCAGGCTTCTCATAACCCATCATACGAGCTAGAACTTCTGCATCTTCGTAATATACTGAGAAGAACTTACGTAGAAAATCAGGTAGTTCCATAGTTACACGAACTTGTTGCATCTTTTGTACAAACTCTTCGCTAAACTTATTAGCTTTTAGTACGAGTGCATAATCGTGTGTATTAGCAGGACCACCTTGAGACTTAGATGTAAGAGCTACGTGAGCACCATCTTTTTCAAAACTGATATCAGATAGCTTTCTTTTAGCTTTTCGTTGTGTTGCCATTATTCATCCTCTTCGATTGATTCGACAGATGCTAACGCACCAATACTCAAACCATTGATTTCACCAGACTTGATTAATTCCCAAAGATTATCATCTAAGGATTGAATAGTTGCTAACCAAGTACCCTTTTTTACAAATTTATCACCTAGCACAAAATCGCTAGGGCAGCAGTAGCTTTCACAGAACTCAAAAGTATCGGTTTCAACTAAGTGAAATAGATTAGCTTTCATGCTGTATTTATTAAAGTTATGGCAAGCCTTACGAACTTCAGCTTCACTGGTTACATCACCGTGTGCATCAACTTCTTCTGGAACCATTACGATAAAAGTAGCTTGCTTTAATTCTTCATCAACTGCTTTTGTAACGGGTAGTTTAACTCCCGGTAAGATATCCTCTGAATTAACTTCAGTATCGGTAATCTCTTTAATATAGCTCTTTAGAATGTCTTCTTGTTTTAAGACTCGTCTAGCAAAAGCTAAACCAGCAGAACCACCCCAAAGTAACCAAGCGATAGTACCAGCAGTAGGTCCACCATCAGGCATTTTCTTCTTAGGATTGTAATTCTTTTCGTGTCTACTAAAGAAAGCATACATTCGCTTGACTGTATCTAAGCTCAGATTACCATTAATGATATCTCTTGCTCTAGCTACACCGGAACCTACACCTTCTGATTTAGCTTGTGAAGCATCTAGTCCACCACGATTGTATTTCTCTCGTAGTGCTAAACCTCTTCTAGCATTATTTCGCATTGCATCTGTGGGAGCAAAACTTTTAGCTTTATTAATTGTTTCCATGCTCATCCTTATTTAGTGCAGTATAAACATAATTATACCATAAGATTATTAGAAAATCAAGTACAATAATAAAAAGTTGGTATAAAGTATATTTTTCTAAAGGGAACAATAGTTATTGAACCTTTAAATATTCAAGAATGAGTTATTCACATATGTATTTGATTTAAAGTATTGCTTAGTTGTCAGATGTCAATCAACTTTGATTCTGGTTTAGGATATTTAAGTTTTATCTGACGACATTTTTCGATATAAGCATCAATTTGCATCTGATCTCCCTTAACAATTCCATCTAAGTAATCTCTAACATCGGGATATTCTGCAGCCCTTAATTCTACATAAGTAATGACGGGTTCACTTGCGTTTAGTTCCTCTGTAATTAATTCTTCTGCAGTTTCTAGAATTGGAATATAAGGTGTTATATCAAAAAATCTACGGACTTTAACCGTATCGTTGTCTGAAAAATGCTCATCACCGAAAGAACCATACCAATGGATTTTAAGTATGTTAGGGTGAATACCTTCCATTGATACTTCAGATGTTTTTTTACCATCTATCGCCACCATACCATCTGGTACATTAATCATAAATTTCATATTATGACCTTTCATAAATTATTAATTGAAGCTGGAAAGTTTAGCACCAAAATCTCTTAGCACCTGATCATGAGGCAAACATTGTTGCAAAATTCTAGCTTGATTTTCAACAAACATATTTTTTGTTACAGAGGTTAGTGCCTGATTATTAGAAGGTATGTTTATTTTTTTACCAATACCTTGTAAAACAAGCATCCAACTATAAGCTCCAAAAGTTAAGGATGAATCTGCCAAAGTTACATCCTTGCGAATTTCATCCACAAATTGCTGAAACTTTTCTGGTGGTTTATTTTTCTTTTCAAATTCAGTCCAAAATAGAGAATCTTTACGGTTAGTCAAATAATGCGCGTAAATAAAATTTGCAATTTCGTCTGTTCTTTGTCTAAAGTTTATATTAATTCTATCAGTGGCTTCGCTTGATGGGGTGTCAATAATTTTTTCATCAAGGGCATCTTTTATCGTTAGATATGTTACCCAAAGAGATGTTGCTTCTAATGGTTCTACAAATCCTTGAGATATACCAGCAGCAACAACATTATTTACACATGTTTCTGTAAAACAACCCGCTGAAAATTTAAACTCTCTTGTTGACTCTACATTCTCACCATACACTTGACGAACCTCTTGCAAAGCTTGATCTGCAGTAATGTAATCAGAATCGAACACATAACCCATGCCATATCGCCCCTGTACAGGTATTTGCCAAACCCATCCATGTTTCATTGCTACAGCTTTTGTGCAAGGTTCTATATTATCATCGTGCTTAATAAAAAACGGAATTGCACTTTTCATTGGTAAAAAATCACTATAACTGTTCCAAGGTGTATTATATAACTTTCCGATAATCATTCTAGAAAAACCTGTACAATCAAAAACAAAGTCAACAGGGATATCAAAATCAGATGTCTTTATAAATATCACATTTCCTTGTTCATCTTGGATAAAACCAGTAACTTTTGTATCAATTCTTTTTACACCACGAGAGACAGCAACTTTTCTTAACTCAGTAGCTAAAAGTTGAGCATTAAAATGCAAACCAAAAACACCAAGTTCATCGTAAGCTTCAGATGATTTTTTAGCATCAGGATAATTTCCATAGATAAGTGGTAGCTTTCTTTCACTTATACATTTTGCATTGAAATTTAACTCATCCAAATTTCGCTTGTTAGATATTTCATCTTGAACCAGATGCGTCCAACGAGCATCCAGTAAACACAAAGAGGGGGCGTTTAAAAAACTGTGAGTGTATTTTTGTGGAGTATCGCTCCAGTTTTCAAATGAAATACCCAATTTAAAAGTAGCTCCGCAATTTTTAATCAACTCTTCAACAGCAATATCCACATCTCTAAGAAAATCAAAAAAATGCGGAGTTGTACCTTCTCCTGCTCCAAGTATACCTATCTCAGAGCTTTCGATCAACATGATATCTTTTTCAGGGTGGCGTTTTTGTAACAACAAGGCTGCCATCCAACCTGCTGTACCACCTCCAACAATGGCTATTTTTTTCATAGTTAGTTATTAATAATTGGTGTATTTATTTTAGGATAATTTGTAAACAGAATTGGTACAGAAGAAGTTGCAACTACTTCATTTCTAAAAGATTCAATTGCAGATGCAGTGCTACGTTGTTGAGCTGAATTTTCTATCGTAAGAATTGGAATCCACGCCATTGCACAACCTCTCTCATCTACAGATTCACCTGTGTTTGGATTAGTACCCGCCAATTGGATAAACCAAGCACAACGATACATGGTGTTATCTTTAATTTCTTCACATTTTGAGCCCAGAGGACAACTTAATTTAGCTTTAATATCCATATCAAACTCCCGGTGCTAGATTTTTTGGATTGGTCATCCAAGATAAATCTTCTGGTCTGATTATCCATTTACCAGAGTCCAAATCAATTGCTGCCTCGTAACCATCGGGAACTTCAGGTGGAGGTACTAATGTTGTTTTTGGTGGTAAATGTGGAACACCATTAGGAGGAATAGGAAACTCGTATTCTCCAATATAAGATAAATCATCTCCCCACTGGTAACCCTTAACCGTTTGTTGATTTGTCATTGTTTAACCTTTCGTACAAATAATCATGTTAATATATCTTGGTGTCCAACTTGTTTGACTTGATCCATTATCCGTTGTACCAGAGTGTGTGTGACTTACACTATTTGTTCCGGTGGAAATACCAGTTGAAGCATACTCTGACACCCTTGTCGCAGCAAAGTTGTTTTCACGACCAGAAAGTTGACCGGGAGCACTAGCGGCTGTCCAGTGTAAACGAATATCATGTCGGTGTGTTGGGTCTGAAATTCCGTGGTTATGGTTTGCTGATTGAGTGCCTGTTGAGAATCCATGCGTGTGTGATGGTACAACATTATTCAGAATAGGATCACTAGAACCTCCAACACCGTTTCCTGCAGTATTTACAACCCTTAACATACGATTATTTGCGTTGTCACTAGTATCTTGTACCCAACCTACAGGAGCACTTGCTTGAGCAAAAGGGAGTCTGGTTCCCGATGGAAAAGGGTGTGTCACAGTTACCGCATTACCACTAATGTTTGCACCCTCAATAGTAGCGGTAGCATTATTCCAATATAAAGCTGAATAATTATAGACTGGTCCGTTACTATTAGTACCATTACCAAGTAAAATACGATAAGTACTAGAAGTAGGATTGGTGTTTTGATAACTTTGTGAAGAAGTAGCAGCATTACCACTGATAGAGCCAGTACTAGTAATATACCCTGCGCCGTTAGTTAACTGATTGGTATTGGTTACGTTTGTAGCACCTGCAGCAACACCATCTAATTTACTCGCATATGCAGCAGTCATATAACCGTTTGCACTAGCAGTAGCCGCTGGCATAGAGATCGTAGGAGTAGTGCCACCAGAAGAGACAACAGGAGATGTAGCACCTACGCTAGTTACTGTACCTAAATTACTTGTATAACCGTTAGGGTTGCTTGCTAAGTAAAAAGAAGCTGAAGATAAACCATCTAAAGTATCTGCGTCTAAACCGCTACCTGCACCATCTACAGTTTTAATTGCGTCTAGTAAATTTGTTGCAGTTACAGCACCTGTGTAACCAGCTACTGAACTAACAGGAGCAGAAGCTGCTGCACTTGAAAAAGCGTCAATTGAACCATCAGCTTTCTTAAAATATAACTTACTGTCTGTATAGTTAATAGCTAATTCGCCAAAATCTAAATCACCAGCTACAGGAGCTTTAGCAGCTACCGATGACTTCTTTAATATAATCTTACTTGCCATGTGCAATCCTTAACAAAGGGAAAAGAAAAGGGCGGTAAAAACCGCCCATTGATCACTAACTGATTAGTAAGTACCACCATCAATATCGGCCCAAACTGGAACACCGCTACCGTTTACTTGTAATACTTTACCACTGGTTCCAATAGTCAATTTAGCTAAACTATTTGAACCGTTAGCATACAGTATATCACCAGTTGCATAAGTTGTCAAGCCTGTACCACCCTTGGTAGTAGCAATTGTATTAGCAGACCATGTACCTGTTGAAACTGTACCCAATGTAGTAATACTTGTTTGACCTACATATGTAGAAGCAATGTCGATTGCATCTGCGCTTACACTGATTCTATTTGAAGTACCAACTGCGTTTACTACACCTGCATTAAATGTAAGACCTGCACCTGCAACTGAATCAGCAAGAGCCACAGCGTTAGCAGTTACGCTAATACCAGCACCAGCACCTACATCGAAAGTTGTACCAGTTAGTGTTAAACCTTCACCAGCTACATATGCACCAGAACCTGAGAATTGAACCCAAGTCTGACCTGCAAAGCTAGTTAGATAGTGGTTAGTTTGTACCCAACCTGTATTGGCATATGTAGCACCTTCTACAACGAATACTGAAGCACCATCGAGTTCAGTGTAAGCATCAGCATCAGCAGTACGTGATAATGTATAAGTTGTGCCATTATCAGCGTAAACATAAATACCATTTTGAGAACTTGTTGTTTGTGCAGTAAGTAAAATGCGATAACCATTGTCAGTTTGATCTAAAGCAGAATGACCATCAATAACTAATGTTGAAGTGCTACCTGTTAGTGCAATATTTGTATTAGCAAAAAGATTAACAGCTTCTTTAAAACTTAGACCAGTAACAGCATTATCTACGTAAGCTTTGTTAGCTGCGTCTGTTGCATTGACAGGTTCAGCAACACCAGTAATACGAGAATCTGAAACATCAACTACACCGTTACCATTAGGAACAAGCACTATGCTACCGTTTACATCGGTTGCAGTTAAAGAGTTACCATTGAGGTTTAAATTATCAACTTGAACTTCGGTTAAACCAGCTAAGGAAGTAATCGTTGCACCAAGTGCTACGTTAGAAGTGCCTACGGTTACACTGGAGTTTACCAACTTTGCATTTGTAACACCTGCATCTTTGATGACAACATCACCAGAAGTTACTAAGAAGTTAGCTGCATTAAAAGTAGCTACACCTTTATTAGTATCTGATGCATTTTCAGCAGAAATTGTAATTGTATTAGTTGAACCACTGACAGTAGTATCAATACCTTCACCACCCACAATAGATAACGTTTCACCGTTATTAAATACATCAGGAGTACCAGAATCTGCAGCGATTGTAAATGAAGTTGAGATACCTGCGGTTGATACAGCAGTAACTAAACCTTTAGCATTTACAGTAATAACTGGAACTGAACTTGAAGAACCAAAGCTACCAGTGTTTGCGTTAACTGTGTCTAGTGTAACAGCAATGGTTGTGTTACCCAAGTTGGTCATCGTAGCAGTACCGTCTACGTCACCAGAAATAGTAATTACAGGGTTATTTACTGCAAAATCAATCTTACCATTTGTATCATCATAAGTAACAGCAATACCAGTTTCTACGTTAGAACTGAGCATTCCACCGACTAAATCTTGAATAGCTTCGTGATTGATACTTACAGCACCACCTGTTACAGAGAAGTCTGTAGTGTTAAAACTTGCAACACCCTTTTGAGTATTACTTGCATCTTTTACAGAGATTGTAACTTCATTATCAGTTACTACAGTATCAATTGCGTCTGTACCTGAAAAGATAAGCGTATCACCAGTACTGAATAAATCGCTACCTGAATCACCTTGAATAGTAAAATCACTAGGAGGTAGTGTACTCCATGCAGTTTGACCAGAACCATCTGTCTTTAGATACTGTCCAGTAGAACCGGATGTTTGAGGCCAAGACTGACCATCTAGAACAACGGAACCTGAACCGTTTGGTGCAATGTTTACGTTACCATTTGCATTTGTTGAACTGATCGTATTACCATCAATTTCAATATTGTCTACTTTGAGGTTATCAATCTTACCGTTACTGTCTACAATAATTGCAGAGGAAGGGGTAACAGTACCGGGAGTGTGATCTAATTTATCAGTGAAGTATTTACCACCGATGACTACGTGGTTAACTGCATTACCTGAAGTTTCAGTACCCATGCCTACGTATAAGCGATCACCACCGTTTGAGCCGTTATCCGGTAATGCTGAGTAAGCTAATTCACCTTGTCCAAGTGTAGCTGGATTACCACCAGTTTCTGAACGTTTGATTCTTACAATAGAAGCCATAATTTTTCCTTAATTAATAATGTCCAGATTCAACATTCTGGTTTTCGAGTTGGGTAGTTGCAACCCATTTTTGATTTTGACTAGAATAAACTAATACTGAACCATTGATCTTATTTGAAGAATCTACATCAGAAGCATCGCTAATATTTTGAATACCAGCAGGTCCGGGTGGTCCTTGTTCTGCAGAAGTAATTACTGTAACTTCACCGGGAGTTTCAACTAGAATAGTATCTTGTGAATCATCTACAATTATTGTGTCATACTGTGTTTCTACAATAACGTTTGTTGTCATCGTGTCACCTCTGGTGCTGCAGTTAAACAACCTTCAATTACTCTGGTAACTGTTTGATCAGCAAAAATAATCTCTAAGTCATATACTGCACTTGTGAAAGTATAAGAAGTAGAGGTAGTCGCTGGAATTACAATTTTAAACTTACCATTTAAAGGTTCGTGAATTACAATTTTACCGTTCTCTGTAGTAAGAGTATCTAAAACTGCAGTATCGTTTACAGCTTTTCTAATTTGCATTCTAGCAGTACAACCAGTAAGATTAACCGCTGCTGTTGGAATGCCTGTTTTCCATTGGATAATTTTTACAAAAGTTGAACCTTTGTAGACTTCCAAATCAATGTGTGCTGGTTGCATTTATTATTCCTATTATAAGTTAATCTGACTTACACGTAACGTAGCAGAAGGTGTAGACGGTGCAAAAGATACACCATTGGGAGCGTTTATTGTAATAGCCAAATCACTTACAGCATACATTAATTCAAAATAGTCACCAATTTGCATACTAAGTGAAAAACTCCAAGATGGTACTAACTCAACTCCATTACCTGACAAAGTAACTTTTGAAGTACTTCGTGGAACATCTACTCCATTTTTTCTAGCCCAAATGTATATTTCTTTTTGGGAGGAATTTGAAGATGTTAACTGCAACCTAAAATCAAAAGAATAAAGACCTGCATTATCTATAGTTATTTTATTTTGATCTACTATTCTTATTCCACTTGCAATATCTGTATTTTGAAAATGCACGTTATGTGGAGTGTTTATACTAGGAGCAGTTTGATTTACAGAACTTGAGAAAACACCGTAAAATAAACGAGGGAAGATCACAGGTCTTGCTAAGATAATACCTTGAGTTGCATCTGCTTTTAAAACAGCAGCTACTGAAATTACTACGTTAGGTGCAGTTGGTTGAACGCTTGTGAGTTTTCCGGGTATTGTAGGGTGTGCCCAAAGTAGTGTACCTTTTTGCCAAGTCTCACCTACATCAGAACCTGTAGTATTAAGGTTACGAACTTTACCTAAAATAGTAGCTCTACCTCTTTGACCGGGAATCAAAGTATTTGTTAAGACACCAATAATGTATAATGAAGGAATACTACCGTCTGCAAGCAAAGGTGTTGCTTCTGGAATTTCATCTAAGCTAACACCAGAAAATCTAACTACGGAACCATTGGTTAAAGTGCTATCTGTTTTATTAATTACTTCAATATATTGCTCAAGACCTACTTGAAGAATTGTGTTATCATTCTGTACGATATCTAAACAATCTTCAAATTCGTTCCAAATGAGCATACCGGGAACTCTATCTTCTGCTGTATAGTTAGCAGTTGTGTTCATTTGAACATGGTCAAATACAGGGTTTACGCTTACACCAATCCTTTGATCAATATGTTGCTCTACAGCTTTACCTTTGGTTACTACTCGTCTACCATCTGACATTAAAATAACAAGATGACCTTGTGCGTCAAATTCTGCAGCTTTTACAGTAGCAGCTACAGGTAGTTCGTTTTCAGCCTTAGTAACTACTTCAAAAGGATTTGTGTAGCTTCTTAGGGATTCTACGTGTGAAGGTTTCTTAGGTTCTTTTACTTTTGCAGGTTGATTCTTACGTTCTTCTATCTTTACTGCGTTAATTCCAGCGAAGATTGATTCTTGTTCAGATAAACCTTTATCGAGAGAAGCGTTAGCTACTTTTGCAAATAATTCCCTTAACTTTAAAGACTTACTTTGAATAGCGGGTACTGTATTATTTGCTGACCACGGCATGTTCTCTCCTTTATAAACAACAATAACCCCGAGCAGTTAGCCGGGGTATTTTAAACTATTATATCATAGAATTACTATTAATTCAAGTGTATTTACTTTTAATAATATCCTCTACGGTTTTCTTTACTTTATTCTTTTTGTTCGCTTCTTCTGCATTTGACATAGCTGCCAAGGAAGCAATTCTAGCTTTCTCTTCAGAACCTGTATCTTTTAAAGTCTGGTTAAATACTCTAATAGCTACTTCTTGAACTGATTTTGATTTTTTGCTTGCCCATTGAGGGACGTTATCTGCTGAGTATGGCATTTCTTTTCCTATGTATAATTTCTATTACTTTTGGTGAGAATTTACCACCTTGTGCGGAATTCCAACCCATGTATTCAAATGGTCGAAAAATCTTTTCTATGTTATATGCTTCTTTTTCATTGCACACACAAAGTCTAGTTATTACGATATTTTCTATTCCGTGTTTGGCAAATGCTAAGTGCAAAGGATTGTAAGGGTTGTAAGAATTCATAAACTTACTACAATGCTCTTTAAACCTAACTTCAATCAAACGGGTCGTAACACCAACGTATCCTTGTGTGAACACGTCAGTGTCATCTTTTAGGTGCAACCAGTAGACAGCAGCAATTTTATCCTGCAAGAGCTTTGTCTCGCAAAACTCGTCACGCTGCATTCTCTAAGTTACCAGAACTGGTATCGTTACCGGAAGGAGAAGTTGCTGTACCTTCACCTGCAGTAGCAAAACCATCACCACTACGAGAGGTCATTGCAGGTAATAATTCCTGATTAGGTTCCTGATCTTGAGGTAGTGCATCAACACCAATACTCTCACGAACTCTATTTAGTACAGCACGGTCAATTTCAATAACAGAAGTACTAGCGAAACGCTGAACAGCTTTAGAGAATGATTCTAGGTCTTCGGTTTCTAGGTTGTCAAAGTCCATGTGACCCATTCTAGAAGTATCCCAACCGTTTAGTTCGTATGTTTGCTTAATTAAGTCTTCATTAATTACATCACGAATCTTGCGAAGCATTGCCTCTGCTGCAGTAGCGGATAAGGAGTTTTTAACCTGACCAAGAGCGTTAGAACCACCACCTGATTGACCCAATACTAGAATATCAGCAAACAAGGATGTTAAAATTAGATTTTTATAGTATTCTTTAATCTTAGACGTATCCATTGCTTTACTACCGTTTAGCGATAGTAGCTCTAGCTCAAACATTGGTTGCTTGGAATCAGGATCATGTGCTTGTGGTAGAATCAAAGCAGATTGCTGATTTAGCTGCAAGTTACGCATTACATTTTCATAGTAAGCACGAATTGCTTTTTGATCTGGAGATGCATCTGAAGACAGATACTGTGGAGGAAGCTTTAGTACGGGTAAACCCGCTAAGTCCTTGGCTACACCGTTGGCTTCAATCTCTTCGATTACGCTTAGAAATCTCCAAGCTAAGTACGCATCACGAAGCATTGATTTACCGAATGGATCACCCTTGTGCTTACCTGCACGAAACAACATAACCTTACTACGAGGTAAAATTACTTCATTATTTACACGACTTGAGTAGCGATTATATACATCTGAAACGGCTGAAAGGTTTTGCTTTACACCTTTTACTTCGTTACCATCTTCACTGAAGATAAACTTTTCGATTGTCTCTTGATTACGAATTGGTAGCTTTTTCCAACCGATTACACCATCGTTGTACTTTGAACCATTTGCTTTTAAGCGTCTACGGTATACTTTTTCTTGCACTGAGAAACCGTACATGTTTGCAGACATTGCTTCTGAAATAAACTCTGACCAGTTTTGATCAGTAAGGTCATGCATCATTTCATTGATCATTTCAGCTTGACGAGTTTCTTCAGCATTAGCATCTTTAATCGGTTTAAAACTCCAATCGACTTTACCAACTAAGTTTTCATACAAAGTTAAAGCTGCATTGATAGTACCGTGATAAGACATTTGCTTATAGGTATTGATGCTACTAGGAAAGTTCAGTTCTCGCTTTAGTTCATCATTGGAAACACCACTGAAGACGTTTAAACCAAGATATCCTGATTCACTTAACTTGAAACGATCCGGTGTATCATCCACTGCTTTTTGTACTGAGTTATTTTGTGATTTACGTGCCATCAACGGCTCCTTTGATTATGAAACTAATGAACTATTAAAAGTAGGGATATTGAAACCTGATACACTTCCATCAAATGGACTAGTACCTGTAAAATCTGGTAGAGTAAACTGCGGTAGCTGAGTATCTTTATTCAACAAAAGCATTGCATCTGAGCAGCAGTCAACTTGATCGTCTTTCTTCTTCGGATCACCATCAAAGACTTCTAATTCGTCAAAGAAATCTTTATTCCAGTTGGCTTTTACTACGTTTACGAAACCAGCTTGTGCTATACTTGAGAAAGGTGCAAAGCGAGTAATCTTTGATTTGACAGGCTTTGTTAATCTTACGTTAAAACCCATTTCAGCTAACTTGCGCTGTAAATCCTTGGCGTAAGCGCCAGCGGCTGCAGCAGGGTCTAGCGGAATGCTGATCGTTACGTCTTGACCATCTTGTAGTGCAGTATCGAATACCAGCTTTTCTACTTCGTGTACTCTATCTCTAATGGATACTACATCTTCTACTGTGTATAGATTGTGTGGGTCTTTAGAGATTAAAACACCTCTTGACCAGTCGGGATTTGGATATTGTTCAGATGGTTTACTAAACGCAAAGTCCCAAGCTCTAATTCTTTTTCTTGCTCTACCGTTGGCATGATCGACTAAACCCACCCATTCACGTTTGAATAGACCAGCAGACTCTTGACGAGCAAACCATGAACCGTCTAGTAGTCTTTCTTTCTCTACACGAGGAAGTGACATCAATCGACTGATATAATCTGGTTGTGCTTTGAGTAGCGGAGGGTTATCTCGACAAGTAGCACCAATAAAGGTAAAAGATGAAATACCTGATTCGTTACCAGCACCGTGAGCAGCTTCAGCTTCAGCTAGACTATTGTACCAAAGCATTGTATTACCTTGACGAAAGAAATAACGCTTGTGTCCTGTGCGCTCAGGTAACGGAATACCTGTGTTTGGGTCTAAGTAGTAATCTTCTAACCAATTTCTCAAGAATGAATTATAATCGGGATTCGTCATTAAAAACATCTGTGGTTTATAATCTACATAAGCATTTCGCATACGGGATAATAGGTATACTACCATTTCTTCTTCAAAGTCAGTTGCTTCATCAAAAATAACTAATGAGTACTGACCACCTTTGTGATCCATAGCATTAGTAGCATGTTGCATGTGACTGAATTTTAGAAGTGCTCCATTAGGAAATACAAGTTCTAGCTCTCTCGATCTAATTCTTAAGTTAGGATAAAGACTTGTGTATAAATGCACTGCTTCATGCCAGATTGAACCGGGAGCAGTAAGCATCTTAGAAGTTCTACGAAAGATTACACCAGTAGCCCTCGGATTCTGCATAAACTTTAGTGCAATTAGTAAAGCCGTGTATGTTTTACCAGAACCTGCTGCACCACCCGCTAAAGTAATTGTTGCCTCGCTATTTAAAAATAACTCCTGTTTTTTACTTGCAGGTCCAATAATCACTTGTTCATTCATATTTATTACTTTTCTTTAAATTTTCTTCTGCTGTAATTACTTGTAAATTCCACGGTACGTGCAAACCACAAACATTTTCACCTTGAAGTGGTACAATATGATCTACGTGATATTTAGTTCCTGTCTCAAGTTCTAGTTTTCTAGCAGTTATGTAAAATTCCTGAATAAGTAATTTATCCAAATTTGTCAACCAAGGTGGTGTTGCGCTACTTTTTTCAGCATAACGTAGCATGTTTCTTGCTCTACAATAAGCAATGTTATTTTCTCGCCAAGCTTTGTTGTATTCACTACGAAGTGTTTTATTTTTCTCGTACCACTCTCTGTGATTACCTTGTTTTTGTTCTTTATTTTTATCATACCAGATTTTATATTTTTCTGATATTTTTTCTTTATTTTTATGGTAATGACTTTTTACACAACTTTTACATTGTGACTGATATCCACCAGCTTTAGATTTATTCTTAGCAAAAAAGTTAAAATCTTTTTCGTCATTACATGTGCTACAAATTTTCATTTCATTCTCCAACGATCTCACTGAATAGACAAGCAGCAGGACGGTGAGTAATCGTCTTTTCGGTGGGCCAACCTAGCTGTTGCATAAAATTATTCTTCGTTTACAACCTTCAAGCTGAAAATTGGAGCATTATTTTGCTGTACTTCTACACCAGCTTCTTCGGCTTGTTCTTCACCATCATACATATCAAGAGTTAGTCTGCGATAGTTATCCAAAAGGATAGTTGCAGCTTTTAGTTGGTTTTGGTGACTAGCTTCTTCATTCTTCATAATCGCAGCAGCTTGCATAATAGCTTCAGCTACGTGAGGTTTAATCTTACGTAAGAGCATTACTAATTCACGCTCTTTTAGTTCACGGTTAGTTGGCTTTTCAAGTAAGTTTACGCTTTTGGGTCTTCCTTTTAGATTACCACTTTCGCCTTTTTTGAACGTCATATTATTTCCTTATAAATTAGTTCGGGTTACGATTCCCGAGTAGCCTTTTCGTATCTACCGCAGATAATACGCTGTATCCTTTGCATGAGCATTTGGCAATACTCACCCGAAGCTTCTAAACTCCGTGTTACCACGCAACAGATTCGTGGGACGCCTAAAACCGAAGGGACTTCGGACCCAAGGTAGGTTCTTTAATGTAAGTTATACCCTTTATTAAAATAAAGGTATGCGTTTTAACTTATAGCGTAGGGCGCATCCCCTGCTACTTCCCGTAATAGCCGAAGCTACCTCTCGAACGGTTCTTTGGTGTTAGGTACAGGCATTTCACCTGTCGGACCGTTATTTCAGGTCATGTTTGGTGGATGATCTAGGTAACGCTCCTAGCGAGTCAATGACAGCGGCTTTACAGGCCACACCTCCTCTTTAAAGGGATACTCATCCTAAATTAGTTTCCAGTTCTAACATATTGTTTTTGTCTGGACTCTTTTGTATAATACTTTGCTTTGAAATCTGACGCAGCTAATTTGCACGGATCACAGCGACACGAGTGATTTTTATATCTGGTGTATGTTCCACAAACAGCTTCTTGTTTTCTAGCATCAGATATATTACAAGATAGATGACTAAACGAGATATTGTCTAGATTGAAATACAACCCAACAGGATCATCACTATCTAACCAAGGTTTTAAATGTTCAATTGAAAACGTTTCTCTTGTCATTTGATTACCGCATTTGCAACAAGTATCTTGACAATTTTTTACAATAAAAGACCATAAAATATCTTTTACTAGTCTACCGCTTGCTGTACTTGGATTCATTCCAAGTTGCTCTTTCTTTTTATCTATCATGTCTATCCTTCGATGACGTTAAATTGGTCTGAATGGAGTAACTCGCATACCCGTGATCTTGACCCCAAATCAAGTGCCTGACTATCTAGGCTACACTCAGTAATGGCTCCGTACATTGGATTCGAACCAATCTAACCAGTGATTAACAGTCACGCCCATGCGCCTAGCTCGGGTTTTACGGAATAAATTTATCCAACTGTAACCTTATGCTCTTTCCGTTGGCGATTGAGCAGCCGAACTTTTAACGTAGTTGCGGAATACACGTTTACTGGAGCTATCACGGAGAATCGAACTCACGATTGACGGGATGAAAACCCGTTTTCCTAACCATTAGAAGATGATAGCATGTTTGGTGCTGAATGAATGAATCGAACACTCATCTGAGGACTACAAAACCCCTGTTCTACCGTTGAACTAATCCAGCCAATAAAGCTATTGTAACAGCAGTTTTACCTTCTGTCAATACTTTAAATAGAATCTCTTGTATCTATTTCTGGATCGTTGTACTCGTCATCATAGAATACAGGGATTGTTTTACCAGAAGGATTCTTAAGCAATTCAAAGTCAACTTGCACTTCTGAATCTAAGTTCAAAAAAGCAGCATCCAAGCATTCTTCACACTCTGCTGTTTTGTTGAAAGCGTTTTGCTTAAAGTAACGATTGCATGTAATGCAGTTCATAGTTGTATTATTCTTTTTGTTAACCATTATGGACAAACACTGTAGATTTGTCTACAATGAGATACGATTTGTTGTTAGTGCTTGACTAATTAGCGAAGCGAAATTAGTGCTGGTTACTTATCCAGCTTGTACTGAAGTACCTATGACTGAAAGGAGTTTAAAGATACATAGGCTAACATACAAAGGTTTATATCTAGCAGGGTTAAACCAAGTTGTATCTTACGCAGGGTCGTGGCGCTTAATACCATGATTTACTAAAGATTGTAAGTTTAATTTACATAGATGCTTGATTATATCATATAAAATTGGTAATTTCAAGCGTAATATCAAGGATCAGTCAAATATACAGTGCCTATTTAAGATTTTAGCGTACTTCAACTGCAACTTGTTCAGCATTCGTTTCGCAACGACTACATCTTGCACAACTAATATTTTGTCTTTGCCGTTCTCTTTCCAGATAAGTACATATGAAAACATATCTTTAGGATGAGGCTGCAGTTTTAAATATCCATTCAAGTTTCTATAAGCTTCTTTTATAGTATTATATCTATAATCTGTTTCATTTAAGTTTTTGTGCAATACTACTTTATCTTTTTGCACAATTATGTTTTGCACCAATTCAATTGCTACTTTATTAGCTTTAAGTTTTATTCTTTTACTTTGTTTATAAAATACTAAATAACCTTCTTCATTTGGAAATATCTTTCGGTATCTAGTGTTATTCTTTAAAATAAAGAAACTACCTTCAAGCAAATCATAATCAATTAATTCTTTTATTTTCATGCTTACCTTCTTAAAGTTGACATCTAATCTTCTTGCACAATTATCAATTTGTTTAAAAGCTCTATACGCTCGTTTCGTACCTTCAGGCTACCAAGCCCTAGACTAACTGAAGTTGAGAGCTTGTAGAGGCTTCTAGGGGGTTTGCTGAAGGTTTTGACTGAGCAGCTTCAGTGACTAGTGCAGCTAACCGTCCGTAGGACAGGCAGAGCGCCTTGAGCGTCTATACGAAATAACTAAAAATAAGGAATTGATAATTTAAAATAAAATAGCACTACGACTATTATAGAATATAACATAGGTTATAACTTAAAGTATCAACTGAAGTTTATCCTATGTTATAACCTATATTAATCTTTAGTTTATATATATCTTATTAATAAATCAATTAAACTATAAGTACATTTAATGTTAACATCTGATGTTACTATTAGATATACTTATATAAGTACAAATATAAGGTTAATGTATGTTGTAACCTATGTATACCTGCTGTAATAACCAATGTTATTACCTATGTTATATCTTATGTATTTCTTAGGGTATCACACGTTTTATCGTTTGTCAAGTACTTTTACAAAATATTTTAGTTGACTTCAACTTTAGATTGTGCTATAATTTGACATGTCGCAATCGTTTAAACCTAAATTAACAAAGGAATATTATGCAAATTAAGAAAATTGAAACTTATAGCTTATATGAGTTCTGTCAGACCGTAGAACAAGCTGTAACTGAAGGCTGGAGATTTGACTTTGACAGCAACGAATTGTTTCCAACTATGTTTGGTTCAATGCTAGTTGCAGGTATGGTTAAAGCTGAAGAGCAAACTGAAGATACTCAAGTTATTGTGCAAGATAGTTCAGATACTGAAGCGCAAGATAATACTGAAGTTAAACGTGGTCGTAAACCAAAACAATAATGTAATATTATAAAGCATAATACCTTGAGATAATAATTAAGGTATTATATTAATTTATCCTAAGCAGTAAAGGATGGTAATGAAAAGAAATCAAAAAGTGCAATCTCAGCGAATCCAAAAAGAGAAGTTCCAACGTAGTCAATTTCCTGTTTTACATGCAATGAATGATAAACAGCAGGAATTACTGGAAGCTTTGAAGTATAATACTTTAGTGGTAGCTCGTGGTTCTGCAGGTACAGGTAAGACGTTGCTTGCAATTCATCATGCAGCTAAGAAATTGCATTATGGTGACATCAAGAAAGTTGTATTGATTCGTGCATATCAACCGTTAGCTGGTAGAAGCATTGGTTTTCTTCCCGGTACTGCAGAAGAGAAGTTACTTCCTTTTTATCAGCAAATGATTGACTACTTTGAGGATTACTTAGGTAAGGCAACTACAGAGATTCACCTAAAGAATAAGACAATTGAGATTTGTAGCTTGGAGACTATCCGAGGTAGAAGCTGGAATGACAGTATCATTATTGTAGATGAAAGTCAAAACTTGTATGTACCTGAGATTCAAGCACTGACTACTCGTGTAGGTAACGACTCTCAGATTATCTTTTGCGGTGATAACACAGGTCCACAAACTGATGTTAAAAAAGGCATGGATGGACTGACGTACTTAGAGAAGATTTGCCAGAAGTACAACATCAATGATTGCAGCTTTACTACCTTCAGTAGAGAGCACGTAGTTCGTAGTGGTTTGACTAAAGAGTTCGTAATTGCTTTTGAAGACGAGATTGAAGCTGAATTTACTAAGTCTAGTGTAGTTGATCAATTTAATACTAAAGGAGTAGCCAATGCCAAACACAAGTAAATATAAAAATTTTACAAGAGTAGCCCGTAATGATGACGATGATGAAGAGGGTGAAGTAAATATCAGAAGTAACCCGCAGTATTTACCTTATTTTGAAAGCACAAAGACTAATCGCTGCATCAAGATTCCTTTGGATGAAAATATCAGAGAAGCTAAATATTATCGCACAGTCCTACAAGGTATTGAATCTTTAGGTGAAGGCGATGTTGTGCTCATGAAGATTAATAGCTACGGTGGTCAACTTGATGGTGCAATTGCAATTATTAACGCTATTGACAATACAGATGCTGATGTACATGCTGAGATTGACGGTGTAGCTGCATCAGCGGCTTCGCTTATTGCACTAGCTGCACCAAGTATCAGTGTATCGCCTTACGCTACAATGATGGTTCACTCTGCTACGTTTGGAGCTTTCGGTAAGCAGTCAGATGTTATCTCTCATGCTTCATTCGTAGATAAGCAAGTTAGAGTATTGATGCACAGTGTCTATCGTGATTTCTTAACCGATAAAGAACTTGAAGAAGTTATCATGGGTAAAGAGATGTGGTTTGACGCTGAAGAGATTGTTCGCAGATTAGAGATCAGAAGTCAAATGCAAGAGAAACGAGCAAAAGCTGAAGCTAAGAATCTTAAGCAACTGCTTAAAGAAGATAATTCTAAATAAATAAAAATTAAAATTTACAACCCCTTGGTTTAACAGCCTTGGGGTTTTTTCTTTGGGTAAATATCATAGCAAGTGTTCGAACTCTTCGAGCACGTACAAGGCTTTAAACGCTCTAGAAGGCATTATAAGGTTTAACTGCATAGATGCTATGTAGAGTGCAGATTGAGGCTATCCACAGCGGTTTTAAGTAGCTTGTTGAGGGTGTAAAGTGCTGATAACAGTATTGGAAGCAATTGTTAGGTGATTGTTTAGGGTAAAAGCTACGGGATAGATATGCGGATTATTATTTGCTGTAAGTCTTGGGTGCTTGATAGGTCGGCATTAGGTAAAGTATGATAATACTATGATTTTAAAATATCTGTTATTCCTTTTCGTTATATCATGCGTTAGCATCATATAATTGTATTATGGTATTGGTATTCGGTATTAATTAATATTTGAATAATCAATAATGTATAACGTGGCTTAGGCGAATTTTTTTGCATGGTATTACTGTGTTTTTATACAGTACTCATTTTATCGCTGTTTTTACTGACTCATTGGTCATTAGTAAAACCTGGCCCATGTCACTGGCTATCGGTTTAAGCACTTAATTAAATAAACCTATAATGATTTATAGGCGCTATAACGTAAAAAAGCCGGATTACATCCTACGATATAACCCGGCTATTCTATGCGCTTAAACCCCTGTTTAAACCCCTGCAAACTCCTTTATTTTATGCTTGATTATTGCAACCGATACAATGCCGCCGATAATAACCCAACAAAATAAATAGATTAAACCCAAGATAATAAACCAATATTCAATTATATTCATATAATCCCTTATTAGTTATGCACAACAAAACCCGTATTATCCTTCTTCGCTTTACCCTTTGCGTATAATGCGACAATAACCCCGTGTGGGTCAATATGTCGAATATCTGAATTATCGCCATTAACTACAGTTAACCCCATATATTCATTAGGCAGATTATTCTTGTCTTTAAATACTACGGCGATTCTCATTTGTTTATTAATGGCTTGATTAACATATTTAATAAACTCTGGTTTACCTGAATATGAAAATGTAAGGTCATAATTACTCGGGATATTATCTCGATTAATAATCTTTGTATAATCGTAAAATTGAATATCGGGGAATAATTGCATAATGTTATTATACGATTTACCCTCATATTCAAAACCGATATTTTCCCATTTAATATCACTTGTACCATTTAATCGGATTAATGGGGTTAATCCTAGTTTATTAGCCTTATAAATAAGGGAATATATATTCTTAATCAATTGATTAATAAATGATTGTCTATCCTGATAAAACCAATTTGTTTTATTAATGCGTGCATTTTGTACGCTTGAATATACACCCCTGCCTGCCGTATATAAGCAAGCCACGTCACAACCTGCTATTTCGGCCATTGCACACGTATTATAAATGGATATTGTTTTATATGGGGCCAGATATAGAATGCCAGTTAGAAACCCTAATTTCTCTCCTTTTGATGTTTTTGCATCGCTTGAAATAGATAATAAATTGTCTGACTTGAAACCCGTGAAAATGTTATCTTCTGTATATTGTGCGTTGGTTTTTGAGCATGACATAATCATTATCCTTGGTTTGATTATCGGTTAATATTAACCCGATAATACCCTAGATATAATCTAAGATATTATCAGAAAATACTATTAATTATGATTTTGCATAATCCCTTAATGTTTTAATATATTGCTTTTTATCTTTATGGTTATTTATATTCCCTTGCCAAGCAACTACAATAATACCTGATTTTTTAATCCCCTGATATATTCCTTTATTGTCTTTTGCACCCGCATAAACCCATTGTCCCGGTTGAATATACTTAATCAATTCATTTGGTATATTCCAGATATTAAATGCTTGAATATATTTCATTTGATTATCTCCGATTAATCTGCCAATACTTTATTATTCGACATGTATTCTATTTCTTTATATGCCGTGTTAATTGCGTCTTCTTTATCATCAGTATAATACCATGTATTATCTGACATAATCCGTTTGTTTTCATCATAATATTTAACGACATATTCATTATAGTCTGAATTATAATAAACTTTAGCTTGAAAACCGATTGACTTATTAATAGTGGAAATCAATTTCATGATATTAACTTTCATTTTCGGACAATATTATCCGACATAATACCCTATATTATTAAGGTATTATATCTGACATTATCAGGCTTTCACTTTAGCAAACTGTCGAAGATATTTATTAGATATAAATTGGTTTTTCCAATCTAGATTATGCTTTGCATTATCAATTCGGAAATTAATAATCGGTTTATCATTATTGTCGAAACCCATAAATTGACCCCTATATAATACCGATTTGTTATCAAGGAATAATCCACTAACCCATTGTCCGATTTTAAGTTTCGCAAATTCATTATATTGGTCAGTGGATTTAATGAATACAGTTTTTGTATAAAGTTTTTGCATGATAATCTCATTATCAAAATCGGCCAATATTAGCCCGATAATATACTGTTTAAACCAATATATTATCAGATAACATTATTCACCGTTGAACATTAAAACAAATGCACATAATGAGCACAATATACTCAAAAAACATAATGGCCAGATATTAAAAATCAAGGCTGAGAAAATACAAGATAATGCTACAACAAATAAAAAGATAATCGTGAAAACATTTAAAAGATTTGATTTTGTCATAATATAAACTCCAGTTTAATAAATAATCCATTCGTTTCTAATGCGGCAAAATCGGGAAATCTTGCCATTATCTGAGAAACCCAAGCATGAAAAATCTAAACGTTTTTGAATTGCTTCAATTAATGCATTCTCTGATTGTAATTTGATATTCATTTAATACTTTCATTTGTGAGTTTTGGGGTTATTAGTACTTTTATTTGCACTAATAATGGAAAACTCTCAATTTTTAACGAACATGTAAACCTTTGTTTTCAGTTTACCGGGTTAGTACGATTACTGCCCCCTTGCTATCAATTATATAGATATTTCCGTTGTTTTTCTGCAACAACGCAACTATTTTTATAGGGATAAACCCTGTGTAAACTTTTGTTTCTCAATATTATTGCAAATAAAAGTATTCATTGTTTATAACCTGTGCAAAACCTGTGGATAACTATTTGATGTTGTTTTTATGCTATAAGTCAACGCTTATATAAGTCAACGCTTATATAAGTCAACGCTTATATAAGTCAACGCTTATATAAGTCAACGCTTATATAAGTCAACGCTTATATAAGTCAACGCTTATATAAGTCAACGCT